CTGGTATAGATAATACTCCAAAGGATCTTGAACATCTGGTGAATATGACTCATCTTGCGATTCATATTCTTCAGCCAGTCAGGGATGAATTTGGAGTTATTACAGTAAACTCGGGCTATCGTAGCCCAGACTTGAATAAGGCAGTGGGTGGTTCCGATAGGAGTCAGCATTGTCATGGACAGGCCGCTGACTTTGAAAGTTACAGCGTGTCTAATCCAGATCTTGCAGAATGGATTCGGGATAATCTTGAATTTGATCAGCTGATACTGGAGTTTTATAATGGAAAAGACCCAAACAGCGGTTGGGTACATTGCAGTTACAATCTTATGGAAAATCGTAAGAAGTGTATGACCGCAATGAAAACTGCTGGAAAGGTTGAATACAAAGAAGGAATAATAAGGTGATACCAAAAAAATATGAACATATAGAAGTACTAGGAATACCAAAATTAAGTAGACAAAATATTGCAGGAGAAAGACATTACGTAAACGAACAAGGAAATGCATATCCGTCAATAACAACAATACTATCAATACGAGGAAAAGAGGCCATATATGAGTGGAGAAAACGTGTAGGTAACGAGGAAGCGAATCGTATAACTAAACGCTCAACCACAAGGGGTACTCAGTTCCATTCATTACTGGAACAATACTTCTTGAATCAAATAACGGATGTAGATAAATTCAGATCAGAAGCCATTGCCAAGAATCCTGGCGTATGGTATCTGTTTCTGGAGGCGGTGCAAGAGTTAGAAAAAAATATAGGTAAGATATACTGCATTGAGGATTACCTCTACTCAGATGAGTTTGGTGTAGCTGGTGCAGTAGATATGATTGCCGAATGGGATGGGAAATTATCTGTAGTAGATTTTAAAACATCCAATAGTGCGAAAAAAGAAGAGTGGATTGAAAATTATTTTATCCAAGGTACGGCGTATGCAAAGATGTTTACAGAACGTACTGGTATAGAATGTAATCAACTTATAATTTTTGTAGTTCCCGATGATGGAATACCTCAAACATTCATTAAGAGAGTGGATGATTATACCGAATTACTTAGAGAGTCTATTCGGGATTACGCCCACCATAAATCCAAAAGGGCTGCATGAGCACTATAACCAAAATATTCATTATTGGTGCATCGCTGTTTTTCTTTGGTTGTTTACCTAAAGAAACACCGCCACCAGTTGTCACGGATAACGTGACAGAACAAGTAAGTACATGGACAAATGATGAGAAAAACTATTGGGTAACTTTATATTTTACCCGAATGTCTCATGATCCAGCTGTCCGTATGAAATATCCACCAGAGCATTTATACAGTCTTTGTAAATGCATCATAGATATTATGTCTATAGATTATGACTATGAGACATTCATGACAGACTTCAATAAACAACCTATTGATCCCCTGAATGCTCAGATCGTTTATGATGTTTCTTTCAAGTGTTCTATGGAAGAAGTACAATTGATGAGGATGAAAGCTCAAGAACCAAATCCAAAAGATGCAATTTAAAATATTATTGACAGGAGTAGCACTATTGTTTGCAACGAGTGTAAATGCACATCCAGACGGAGCTACTCCTTACTGGTATCCAACGACATATCTTTATGGATTTGTTTCGGGATGCTGGGAAACTGTAGAACAGAATCAAGCTCTTGCAGAGGGAATGTGGCCTGATGATATACGTGCAGTATGTGGTTGCGTAGTAGATGCAATACGACATTCTATGCCTTTTCATGAGGCCGAAGATGGTTCTCCTGAGAGTATCAAAAAGTTTGATGCAATTACAAGTGGAGTTTTACCTCAATGTATCATGGAAGTTGAAGCAGGAATTATGTTGAGAAATGGTGAGAAATAACTTGACATTTCTAAAACACTAGTATATAATAAATATTACTGAGTCAATGATACAGTTTATATAACTTTCAAGACAGGGGTGCGATTCCCCTCGGCTCCACCATAAACGCATAGGAGAGCATTATGGATGGACATCACATCTTTTTGACTTTCGTAATTTTTGGTAGTGCTGCAATTTTCATCTGGGTAATGGAAGCTGTGCTTTTGTGATGGGGCCGCATAGAGTTTGATTGAGGGCGAAGGGACTGAGGAGATTCACAAACCATAATCGCAAATAACAACGATTATACATCTGCCTCTTATGCACTAGCTGCATAATTGAAACCGAGTACAGGGGCCGCTTGGGAACAGAAGGGCCCCATAACCTATTATCCCCAAACATTATGGAATTGAGTTTTTTGACGCCAACCAAGTTTAGTACCCTCATTGAAGAGATGGTACAAGAGAAAAAACTAACCTACATGGATGCCTGTCTGGAATACTGCAAAGAGAAAAATGTGGAACCAGAGTCACTAGGTAGACTAGTAAACAAATCACTAAAACAGAAGATTCAAGTGGAAGCTGAGAATCTTAACTTTCTTCCAAAATCAAGTTCACTACCAGTATGACAGACGCCTACGATGCATACAGAATGTATCTAGGATTACGATTGCACTTTAATAGCAAGTCGTATGATTACATTAGGTATAATGGATCAGTCAATTGTACCAAAGATTCATTCATGAAACGAAGCGATAGATACTTCTTTCATAAGATGGGTAAGAAGTATAATGGTGAACTGGAACCATTTTTGGTTTCTAACTTTGTGTCTAACGAGTCAGTCAATCCTAAGTGGCTAACTGGAGATCAGGCTTCAGAAAACTATAACAAGTGGAAGAAAAACCAGCAATCTATTACAAGAATATTTGACCAAGATCTAAAAAAATGTCTTGACATTTACGATTCTTTTGGTATAATGTTCGTAACAGAATCAAGAAATTCACATCCACCGATTGTGAAAATGATTCAGTCGGATAAGATTCAGATACAGTCTGCTATTATTCTGGATCATTATCTTAACTGGATAGATTATGTAGAACGTGAAGTAGACGATGAGTGGATTTGGCCACGCATACGTGATATGCTTCGCAAATGTCAACCCTTCATTAAGTTCAATGAGACAAAATGCAAGGAGATTCTAAAAAACAGAGTCGCAAGCGTGATCCAGAAGACTTAGTTCGTCAGGTTGCCCACCTCAAGAGTAGGATGGGTAATCTTCAGAAGGACATAAGGCGTCTGGAGTATGACAACGCTCTGTTGCAACGTAAGTTGCAGACCCTAACATCTATCAAAAAAGGTAGGTAATGTCGTTATCAGAGGTTTCTCTGATTGATCACATGGGCACCGATCTCACAGTAGTGAACGCTGCCCGTGTATCTTTTGGTAAAAAGAAAACAGAGTTTACAGATGGTGATGAGAAACTGATCAAGTATCTAGCTGATCATAATCATTGGTCGCCATTTGGACACTGTTCAGTACAGTTTCATATCAAGGCTCCAGTATTTGTTGCAAGACAGTTAGTCAAGCACCAGATCGGTTTGACTTGGAATGAAATCAGCAGAAGGTATGTAGACTTTCCACCAGAGTTCTACGATGTGGATGTTTGGAGAGGTCGCCCAGTTGATAAGAAACAAGGTTCCAGCGATAATACTGTAGAATGGGTAAATCGTGATAGAAGAACTGACACTCTTAAATCTGAGGTAGAGAACATTGCACTAAAGAACTATAATACGATGATTGAGGCTGGAGTTGCTCCAGAACAAGCACGTATGATACTTCCTCAAAGTATGATGACTGAGTGGTACTGGTCTGGTACACTTTATGCATTTGCTAGAGTATGTAATCTTAGATGCACTGAAGATGCTCAAAAGGAATCTAAGGAAGTTGCAGATAAGATTGCATTACATTGTGAAACTTTATTTCCCTGTAGTTGGAGATCATTATGGAACCCAAGTACACATTAAAGGTTGATGCAGGCTCATACGCATCAAATTCATTAATCCACTTGTTGTGGATAGTTCTTAGTCATAGATTACATCACTTTCTAAAAGGTGAAGGTTTTCGTGACTAATAAATATGAGTGAGTCAAGGGAGTAACCAGAAGAGCCATATACTAGGTGAGGAACCTGGGCTCGGGGGAATCACCAGCTGGTCCCTTCTCACTCATACATTAATATTAATAATACGATAATACGAAAGGAAAAATATGTCGTTTTCAGCACTTAAAAAACAATCCAACCTCAATTCTCTGTTAGACGAGTATAACAAACAGAGTTCACCCGAAACAAAATCATTTGATGACGATAGGTTCTGGAAGCCAGAACTTGATAAGTCGGGTAATGGTTTTGCAGTTATCCGTTTCATGCCTGCTCCAGATGGAGAAGAGATTCCTTGGGTAAGGATGTTCTCTCACTCCTTTCAGGGACCAGGCGGATGGTACATTGAGAACAGTCTCACTACCATCAACAAACCAGATCCAGTTGGTGATACCAATCGGAGACTCTGGAATTCTGGATCGGAGGCCGATAAAGAGGTCGCCCGAAAACAGAAACGGAAACTCGCATACTACAGTAATATCTACGTAGTATCAGATCCGAAACATCCTGAGAATGAGGGAAGGGTCTTTCTGTACAAGTATGGAAAGAAGATCTTTGATAAGGTCATGGAGGCTATGCAACCTCAGTTTGAGGATGAGACTCCTGTAAATCCTTTTGATCTCTGGAAAGGTGCGAACTTCAAGTTGAAGATTCGTAAGGTAGACGGATTTTGGAACTATGATAAGTCAGAGTTTGATGCCGCGGCTCCTCTTCATAGTGATGAGTCGGTCATGGAGACTGCATACAATTCAGAACATTCTCTGAAGCAGTTTCATGAGACATCTAACTTCAAGACTTATGATGAGTTGAAGGATAAGATGGAACGTGTTCTTGGTGAGGCACGTGATAATCGTACTGCTGAGCAGATTGCTCAGGATGTTGAGGATTCCTTTGGACCATCCGATGAGTCCAAACCACCATTTGAGGGTGGGGCTCCAATTAAGAGTACTCCGTCTGATACGATGGACTACTTTGAGAAGTTGGCGACTACTTAACTAGTCAAGGGTCTGGGGAAACTCAGACCCTTTAATTATA